ATGTAGAAGTAGACCGGACAAATGGAAACCACTTCACCCCCCCTAAGAAACCGCTATGAAAAGTACAACTAAAGAAAACGTTGTACTTGCCAATCCAATTAATTATTATGTTTATTTTGTTGAACACGAAAGATTGCAAAAGGTATCGAAGAATACCTTCAGGAAGAGCACTGGTAAAGTGTGGAAACCCAGACGCAACGATCTGGTTCGGATCCATTATCAGTCTGAGCTGTCCACTCGCTATAACGTTAAGCAGTTAACGCAAGCTATTCAAAAGTGGATACCTGAGAGCTTCTTAAAAGACATGTGGGTGTTGGCAGAAATGCTACCAAAGTTGTTACAGATTGCAAAGATCGGCAATGAATTAATGACTCCTACTAGTCTTGCACGTGTTGGATCTATCATGGTTCGCATCATTAAAGTCATCTCTTCGAGTGAAATAGACTTAGGTCTTCTAACATCGCTTATCCTCGATATGTATTCGATGACTTCCTTCGTGGCTCAATCTCTGGATTCAATGGTACTAGGTATCGCAATAGAATTTTTACCCAGCTGTGTGAAGAATCTGTTGAGAAGTGTATCTATGATATCTAGGATCAAGTTAATGGAAGAGTACCCATTGTGGCAGTGGCTTACAGACCTCATACGCAATTGTTTTGATTTTTTGGCGAAGGTTTTGCCTATCCCCCAAAAAATGAAAGATTTGCTATCGAAGGTGGTTAGTTACTTGCCGATTGGTACCCATTATTTGCTTATTGGAGAGATAACGAAAGCCATGGATGATTACGCAAAACAAAAACAATTGATTGGAAATCAAGCTTTTCAAGAGCAAGTACTTGCCTTGAACGAAAAAGTCGCAACTTCAGAAGAACTACAAGATATGCGCAAACATTCAGTGTCGGTCGACCAAAAATTGAATCGATTTAGACAATTGATAGTTAATGTAAATAGTTACCGCAATACGTCGCGCGTAGAACCTGCTATGTTCGTCTTCGATGGCCCGCCTGGAACATTAAAATCAGTGGTTATGACTAAAGTCTTATCCAATTTAGGACTAACAGTTTATTCCCACTTGATAAAGGCATCACAAGATGGAAAAGATTTCTACGATGCGTACGATAACCAAGACGTCTTTTACATGGATGACGTCGGACAACAAGGAAGATCTCAATGGCGCACATTCATTAATATGATTTCATCAGTCAGAATGCCATTGGAGTGCGCAAACGTCGCCTTGAAAGACACCAAATTTTTCAGCAGTGATACTGTTTTGCTCACCACGAATAACTTCATGAATCTCCACGGGTTCACTGAGCAGGATTGTATTTCTAGTCCTGAGGCTTTGTTTAGACGAGGTCTCGTCTTTGACTTTACGAAAGTAACACGAGAAGGAGGGTTGTTGAAAGGTGAAGTCTCATTTAAAGTCTTCAATCAAAAACTACAGGCTTTCGAACGTATGGCTCCTGCTGGCATGCATTGGCCCTCGAAATTACCATTTTGTATAGCTGTGGAAGCCACATCAGAATCGCTACTACGTTTGGTGGCATGGATCAAAGTGGTAATACTCGCTGTGCGCTCATGGAAAAAGGAGAACTACGTCTCGTTGACTACAACAGACGAGGAGAAGGAGTCAATTACACTGCATGAAAAAGAGTTTCTCGGAGAAGGACTAACTATTAGTGCCTTACAGCAATCCCCAAACAATGGTTTTACTGCTCTGGAAACAATCTCAGTTACGAACAACAACTACGCATTGGACTTCAGTATTGTCGATGCTTTGGCGATAACTCAAGAAGTAGATGAAAATGAAACAATACGAACGCTCTTTCGCAAGGGAGATTGGGACAAATACCTGCGGACAACGTGGTATGAAACAATCTTCGCTCATTTAAAAGAAATTGCAAGCGTCGTATGGGAACAAATTCTTAACTTCAAAAAGAATGCTTCATTTTGGGTTAAAAAGGATCCTGAGCTTACAGCTACAATCGCAGTCTATGGCGTAATAGCTATAGTCATGTTTTTGGTTGAAGGTTGGGCCAAACGATATAAAGAAGCACAAATAAAAGATAATTTCGTGAGTGAAGAGCTTCAAGATACGTTAGATTTTGTGAGAGCAAACAAAGATATCGTGTCTTCACAAGTGGAGAAGATACAGCGCCACATGTATCAAGTCACTGTTGATTCCAACGATGGAGTCACTGTATGGGGCCTCTGTACGGGAAGGTACGTAATATTACCTTGCCATGCTATTGGCACTAATACAGCACCAGTCATCACTGTCTGGAAGGACAGAAGTCTGCAACACGCTATTATAGACCACTTCACTACCTCCGTTCCTTTGCGAAAACCTGAAGAAGATATGGCTTGTCTGTATCTCGGTTCAGCTTTTCCTACTCCTTTCAAAAAGTGTGCTATCTCAGAAAGCGCTGCAACCGTAACTCATTTAACAACTGGTGTCGGTAGTATCCCGATAGATAGAATCAAAGTTGAAGACACTTATGGAACAATCACTTACGATCTTAAGGATGCAAAAGGCCAATCGTCTTATAAAAATTCGATCGCCAAATATCAGCGAATAGTCTATGGAATACACGCCAAAGGCTTGTGTGGTTCTCTCGTAACAGACCTAGACAAAGGAGCTTGTGGAATGCACGTGGCTGGTAATTACAGTACTAACGCAGGAGTTTCAATCCTCTGGAGTTTAGCTACGAGAAAAAGCTTAAACAAATTAATCGCACAAGAGACGGAGACAGAATTTGAAATTCACACCAAAGACTTTAAAGAGTTTAGCGGAATGCGGTTAAAGAACAAAGTGACTGCTAATGTGGCATCAAAGAGCAGCATTCGCCCTTCGCCTTTAGCTGGGATCTACCCAATAGATCGTGTACCAGCTAACCTACAATTGTACGGAAGGTGTACAGTAAAAGACATAGCAAAGAAATCTATGAAATTGGTGAAAGATTTCGGAGAAGACGAATTGAAATTCAGCGAGCAAGTGTTGCGCAGTATGACCAAAGAGTTTAGTCCTCTCACGGAAAGCGAAATTGTTAACGGCGACTTTGATCTCTCAGGTCTCAACAAGAAGTCCTCTAACGGATACAAAATGGACCCATCAAAAGACACCTATATTGACTTTCCCGCTGGAAGGTTCACCGATAGGTGTAAGGAGGAACTTGCTGCATTAGAAGCTTCTATTGTAGCCGGTTCCCCTGATTGGGAGAAGTTGTATTGGGTTGAGGCTTTAAAAGACGAGATCCGAAACGAAGAAAAAGCAGGAGTACCTCGCTCATTTAGAGTCGGAACTATCTTGCACCAAATACTATCGAAAAAGATTTTCGGAAACTGGACAAGACAAATAATGGCAGAAAGAGACTTCAACAAGATCATGATCGGATCTAACCCCATAAAAGAATGGCCCAAAATGTATTCTTCGTTAAAAACAGGCAAGGTTTTTGCCGGGGACATCTCTAATTGGGATGGAAATATGGCTCCTCAAGTACAACAACTAATTACTAGAGTGATAACAGAGTATATTGTGGGAGAGAAAGAAAAGAAAATAGGAGAATGCTTACTGCAAATGATGCACACGAGTTTGGTAGTTGTACAGGATGATTTGTATCTCACGACCCACTCAATGCCCTCCGGATCCTTTCTCACCGCCATCTTGAACAGTGTAGTAAATAAATTATACACAGCTATTTGGTATTACAGACAGGTGCCAGGGGCAACTGTATCTGGCTTTTGGCAAGATGTAGACGATTTTGTCTACGGAGATGATAAAGTCAACGTCATCCGTAAACACGAGAACTTGCTTAATGCCATAACAATGAAGACATTCTTTGAAAGCGTTGGTATGGGCTTCACGGATTCAATGAAGAGACCAATTTCAACTCCTTTCCAGGAAATTTCCGAGATCACATTTCTGAAACGATCTTTCATATATCACAATTTACTCCATCAAATTGTCCCTGCTCTGGAGCTTCGCACTCTATGGAATTCATTGTCATGGGCGGACACAAAGAGCGATGTTGAGACTGTGGTGAGAGATAAAATTAATAATTTTCAGAGAGAAATATATCTGCATCCAAATCGTGAGGAATTGTTAGCAGATTTCTTAACAAGGCTGAAAGCCTACGATATAGAACCCCCCATCCTCACCAGCACTTACTTACAGTACTTGTACAAGCAAGAACCTGAACAGTATTTGCTAAAGTATTACTAGTCTGAACCACGTTTAAGGTACTCGATTACCGCGAAAAATAGACTGTTATACAATTTAATTAAACGTGGCTATCGAGGGCCACGAAGTCGCTTAGTTTTAACTAATGCAATCGACTTTACACAATTAGTTACAAATTCAATTAAAACAATTAAACAATCAATATTTGAAGGGCAAGCTGAATCGTCTGCTCTTCATAAACAATCAATAGCTCAAATTGAGACAGGCGTTTTGTCGCAAGATCAGTCCAATTTGTCCTATCAATCTGAGTCTACGTTTACAAATGGAAACACCACAAATATGACCGATGGGTCTTATAATGCCACAGTAAATCCTGTCGCAGATAATTATTTTTCTACTCTTAGAACTAGAAGTATTGTTGAACCCGAGTTCTTATACGATAAGTTTCCCAAATTTGAGAACGTTCCAAAAAATTTGAATATAGACTACACAAAAATTTTAAATAAACCTTACTTTGTTAAGAATGTGGTGTGGAAGGTAGGGGACGCTCAATACGCAAAGATAAATTTGTTAAATATACCTACAGATATTTTAGTCAATGAGCTAACACAATATCCTTTTCATACGTCAGTTATGTACAGAGCGAGAATATCTCTGATTTATCAAGTTGCTGCAACCCCAATGCATCAAGGATCATTGATAGTGGCGGCCTGTCCGACAGGATTTAATGATGTTAATTACACTTCTAATAATATTGTCAACCCTATGATGACAGCACCTCACGCTTTCTTGTATGCCAACGAATCTACTGCAGTGCGCCTCCAAGTACCTTTTTATGTAAATGGCAAAATGGCAATGACTGCTTTTAAGTCTAATACTATTATGCCTTCACCCTTTGATTCTGGAAACTACTCTGAGGTAGTAATCGCAGTTTTAAATCAACTTGAGTGCCCAACGAGCGCTGTTACTGAAGTAACCGTTTCAATTCACGCTGTCTTCGATGAACTTGACTTTTATGTTCCCCACATCGATGTAGCTTGGGAACCTCAAGGTATAATGGATTACCTAGGAAAGCCTATAACTAAAGGTGCTGACGGACTTGTGTCATTGGGAAAGAAAACCTTCGGCGATATTTTCGACGGGTTACGTGCAGCCTTTAGGCATTACACAGGCCTTCACGCTCCTAACGTACCACTTACTCAAGACAAAACTATAGTAACAGCTAGGCAAAATTTAAATTCAGTAGATTCTAAAACTTCGTATGAAAAGTTGGATCCTTATTACGATTATTCGCGTATAACAAAGGATTTTATATTTGACACTGAAGTCGATGAAATGTTGCTCGGTCATATTTTAACGAAACCGCAGTTTCTCGGTTCTTTTAAAGTAAAGTCGGACGATACGACAGGAACACTATTGTGGTCTAGGCCTATAACTCCAATTATCCCTAATTATTCAGGTACAGCCTATACAAATGATATATCACAGAGAGTGAATTCCTCGAATATCTCCAACTTAATATCGGTGTTTGGTTTGTTGAGTAAATATTGGAAAGGTAGCATAAATATTCATATACAGTCTAATATGACTAATTTTCATTTTTGTAAAGTGCAATTAGCAAGAAATTACTCTCCCGTTGGCGAGCAGTTCGGAAATAAGCCCATCTTTTCTTCTATTCAAAATTTGATGGTGGATACTATGGAATTTTCAGGAGGCGGACAGGTTCAGACTGTCAAGCTTCCTTTCGTTAGTACACTAGAAATGCTCCCCGTAACTACTGACTGGATATACAATGCCTGTCAGCATGGTATGTATTATATTTACCTAGCCCAGCCTTTAGTTTCCAATGGTGCTGTCGCTAAAGATGTAAGTTTCAATGTCTACTTCTCCGTCGGCGATGACTTCCAATATTATGGCTATGCTACAAATCCATTAATGGTTCATACTCCTCAAAATGATCCGTCTTTTGAAGCAGAAGCCGCTACGATGCAACCGATCTCAGACCAAGCAAGTTTGACGAATCCAGGAATAGATACTGAACCGCAAAATAGCGAAATGATGAGGCCAATAGTGAGCGTTCGTGATTATTTACGACGTTTAACCAAAGTCGAAACGTTTAGATATAGAAGAGAAGATATAGCCAAGTTTAAAGGAGTCGTGTCTATAGACGTAGCAAATCTCCTAGGAAGAAGATCGTTTCAAACACCTTCCAAATCTATCAATGTAGCATATGCTTCCCCCCTAGATATAATTGGTCAAATGTTTTTGGGTTCAAATGGAGGCTTAAAGCTTAAATTGGTAGTGACTGGATCAAGTGTGGTGTCGGCTTGGTATATACCTCCTTCTTTTAATATCGACAATCAAGCAACTCAACTCAATTGGGCTTCAACTTTTCCGTTACCAGAAAGTGCCAACCAGGTTAATTATGACTTTTTCACTCACCAGTTTACTCCTGTAAATTATGGAAATTATGGAATTAAGTTTAATAATCCAGCTCCTTCAATAGAGCGTCCTAATTGGGTTAACAGTGCAGGCACTGAATCGGTAAATGTAGATGATGGAGCTTCACAAGTATTTGCAACTACAGTTGTACTCGAATGCCATGTTCCTAACATGTCCCCTTTCAGGTTTGTGGGAGATGGTTATCAATTGTATGGCCATGACGCCAATGATCAAATTTATACAGCGACTTCAGATATGGGTCATATCGTGTTGTCCACATCTGTTCCTTGGCAAACTTCTCCAAATGTTGCAAATCAGGCTTCTGATGTCCACGTCGCTGCATATGCGGGATTTGACGATGAAGCTAGATTGGGTTATCAAGTCAACGTTCCTAACGTTTTACTTTCAGCTTTCTTGCAAGGGACAAAATCTTATCAGACTGTTCCTTATTGCACACCGGCAGATGTGAACGCATCCGCTTTTCCACCTTTATCATATCATTATGATACAACGGCAGCAAATTGCTATCGTCCTTAATTTTTACTTATTTTTATATTAACAAATAATTAGTCTTTAATCCGCC